GTGTGAAGAGAGTCCTTCGTGATGATGGAACTCTTTGGTTAAATATTGGCGACACATACTCCCGTGGAAATAGGGGTAAAGTTGTTCCTCCTGCTGGAGTTGCCGCAACCAAGAACGATGATATTAAATACGGCGACTTGGAAACGCCCAAGTTAAATTCTCATCCAACAATCAAACAAAAAGATTTGATTGGTATTCCGTGGAGAGTTGCATTTGCCTTGCAAGCAGATGGTTGGTATCTTCGTAGTGAAATCATCTGGCACAAACCTAACCCAATGCCAGAGAGTGTGAAAGATAGACCAACACGGGCGCACGAACACATTTTCTTGCTGACCAAAAACGAGAAGTATTACTATGATGCAGAGTCTATTAAGACAGATGCTAATCCCGAAGCAGCAAAAAGAGCAAAGAGAAAAAACTTTGCACACCATAGAAAAACAGATGAGTGGGCAGAGGGATCTGGTATGCAACCTCATTCTGGTTTTGATAAGGAATACACCAAAGCAAACAAAAGAGATGTGTGGAGTGTTCCCGTCAAGTCATATCCCGGTGCGCACTTTGCGACATATCCTCCAGACCTAATTGAGCCATGTGTTCTTGCTGGATGTCCCGTTGACGGGGTGGTTCTTGACCCATTCAGCGGTGCAGCAACGACAGGTGTTGTCGCGTGTCAAAAGAATAGAAACTATATTGGTATTGAATTGAACCCAGAATATGCTAAACTATCAGAAGACAGACTTTCCAAGGAGGCAGCACTTGAAAACTTCTTCGCGTGAATTCTACACTAATGTGACACAACGAGGAAAGTATATTCTCTATCGTGGCATTGACGAGGACGGAAACCCCTTCAAGAAAAAGGAAGAGTTCCGCCCTACGATGTTCGTGCCTGCAAAGGAAAATACAAAGTTCCGAACACTTGATGGTCTTTATGTAGAACCTATTCAACCAGGCGACATCAAAGAAACCAGAGAGTTCATCAGCACATATCAGAACGTGAATGGTTTTGATATTTACGGCAACAACGATTTCGTCTATCAATTCATCGGAACAAACTATAGAGGAGAGGTTGACTATGACTTCTCTCAGATCAAAGTTGCGACGATTGATATTGAATGTGAGTCGGAGGATGGGTTTCCTCACCCACAAGAAGCAAGTGAGAAGATCAATGCAATTACCATAGATTACAATGGTTGGAAGTATGTCTATGGTTTAGGAGAATTCAATTTAGCAGTATCTCCGCACGATGGAAAGATACGCCAATTCAAATTTGAGGATGAAGCAGAACTCCTTGAGTCATTTTTGTCAACATGGGAATTAGAATCGCCCGATATTGTGACAGGATGGAATGTTCGCTTCTTTGACATCCCATATCTTGTCAATCGTATTCGTCAGGTGCTGGGGAAGGGCGAAGAGAAACGATTGTCTCCTTGGAATTTCCTCAAGGAACGAAATATCAAGAAGATGAACAGAGAGAACCAGACATACGAGTTAGCAGGAATTGCAACCTTGGATTACTACGAACTTTACCAGACATTCACTTATGTCAACCAAGAATCATATCGTCTGGACCACATTGCATTTGTAGAGTTGGGTGAGAAGAAGTTGTCATATGCTGAGTACGATAGCATGGCGACATTCTATAAGAAAGACTTTGAGCGATTCATTGAATACAACGTGAAGGACGTTGAGTTGGTCATCAAACTTGAAGACAAGATGAAGTTGCTGGAACTTGCGGTGTCTCTTGCATATTCTGCGAAAGTAAACTTCATGGATGTCTTCGGTCAAGTCCGAACGTGGGACTGCATCATCTACCACTACTTGATGGAACACAACATCGTCATTCCGCCGAAGAGTGTCGGTAAGAAATACACACAATATGCAGGTGCATATGTGAAGGAACCCATCACGGGGATGCACGACTGGGTTGTGTCATTTGACCTCAACTCACTCTATCCCCACCTCATTATGCAATATAACATTTCACCAGAGACGAAGATTGACATGATGCAGGAGTATGGAATCACACCAGGCTCTATTTTGAGGGGTAGTGACGTTAGCAAAGACGCATTGAAGAGATGTAAAGACAAGGGTTACTCCATTGCAGCAAATGGAACTTGTTATACAAAAGAACATCAAGGATTTCTCCCCGCACTCATGGAAAGATTATACAAAGAGCGTAAGATGTATAAAGGAAAGATGCTTGAGTGTCAGAAGAAGCGACAAGAAGTTGCGAAGGCGAACACTGTTGCAATGGGTAAAGGAATAATGTGTCAGAAACTTGATAAGGAAATTGCAAAATATAATAACTTCCAGTTGGTTCGTAAGATTCAATTGAACTCTGCCTATGGTGCAATTGGAAATGAATGGTTTCGTTATTACGACACCGATCTTGCAGAGGCGATCACTTTGTCGGGACAGTTAAGTATCCAATGGATTGCAAATAAACTCAATGAGTTCTTAAACAAAACGATTGGAACGGAGGATTATGATTATGTTGTCGCGTCTGATACAGATAGTGTTTATCTTCGCCTTGGGAATCTTGTGGATAAAGTGGTTCCCACCAAGACCGAGCAGGAGGTGGTCGAATTCCTCAACAAAGCAAGCGAAGAAATTATCCTCCCATTCATCAAAAAACAATACGACGAACTTGCAGAACTAATGAATGCGTATGAAAATAAGATGGTGATGGACAGAGAGTGTATTGCAGACAAGGGAGTCTGGACTGCAAAGAAACGCTACATGATGCGTGTCCACGATTCGGAAGGTGTTCGTTATGATCCACCGAAGCAGAAGATCATGGGAATTGAAACGACTCGTAGTTCTACTCCGCAGGTTGTTCGTGATTCACTGAAGGAAGCAATCAATCTCATTCTTACGACAGACGAGGATACAGTGATTGAATTCATTGAAGACTTTCGGGCAAAATTTCGTGACTTTACTCCAGAGGAAATTGCATTCCCCCGTGGTGTGAACGGGATGGAAAAATATTCTGATGTAGGGAGCGTTTATAAAAAGTCAACACCAATAGCAGTGAAGGGAAGTCTGATTTATAACCACTACATTGATGAGTTGAAGTTGGGCAAGCGGTATCGGAAAATCATTGACGGAGACAAGATCAAGTTCCTCCATCTGGTGAAACCAAATCCATTGGGTGGAGTTGCTGGACAAGATCATGTGATTGCATTTCCAAACAGCCTCCCGAAAGAGTTTGAACTTGAGGACTATATTGATTATGATGTGCAGTTTGAGAAGGCATTTCTACACCCAATCAAGAACATCTTGGAGAAGATTGGATGGAATTGGGAAGAGGTTTCTACGTTAGAAGGATTCTTTGGATGAATTTGAACGTAGAATACAAAACAGCAGTGTTCATACTAAATACCATGAGAGAAAAATTAGATTCGCAGAAGCGACTTCTCATTGCACAGCAAAAGGACAACGGTTGTCCTATGAAAAATTATCAAAATACACTAGACTTATGCGAAGAATTAGAGTATACTATACAACAAATGGAGAAACAGATATGATTGAGAACACACCTATGGACAAACACATTGAGCAAATGACCTTTTCGTTTATGAATGCACATGACGGGGAGCAGATGTGGTTCCCTTGGGCACAGACAGAGAAACCAATTGACCCAAAACCACGAAGACGAACCAAGTTGCGAAACAAGAAGAAGACCAAGAAGAATGACTGATTTTTTAAAAGATATAATTAAGAGTTCAGGTAACGAATATGCAGGCGTGGTGTCGGACGGAGTTGATGGTTCCGACATCACTGGGTTCGTTGACACTGGCTCTTATGCATTCAATGCCCTGTTGTCTGGCTCTCTATATGGTGGGATTCCCAATAATAAAATCATCGCACTTGCGGGTGAGTCAGCAACAGGCAAAACATACTTTGCACTTGGAATGTGTAAGAAGTTTCTGGATGATAATCCAGATGGAGTCATTCTATACTTTGACACAGAGCAAGCAATCACTTCCGACATGATCACTGAACGTGGTATGGATGCAAATCGTTTTGCCATGTTCCCAGTTGCCACGGTGGAGTCTTTCAGACACCAAGCGATTTCTATTGTTGACAAATACATTGAGAGCAAGGATAAGAAGCCAGTTTTGGTTGTTCTTGATTCGCTTGGTATGTTGTCAACCGAAAAGGAAATGAACGACACAAGTGAAGGTAAGACTACACGCGACATGACAAGAGCGCAGGTAATCAAAGCGACGTTCCGTGTTCTAACATTGAAGTTGGGGCGAGCAGGAATTCCGTTGGTGATGACCAACCACACTTACCAGATTATTGGTTCATATGTTCCGATGAAAGAGATGGGTGGAGGCAGCGGACTCAAGTATGCAGCGTCTACCATTGTCTATCTTTCTAAAAAGAAGGACAAAGAAGGTACTGACATCATCGGGAACATTATCAAGTGTAAACTTTACAAAGGACGATTGACCAAGGAGAATAAGGAAGTAGAAGTGCAGTTGAATTATGATACTGGATTAAATCCTTATTACGGTCTTGTTCCTATCGCAGTGAAGTATGGTATATTCAAGA